GCCATATCGAGGAGGTCCTGATAGAGTTCTCCGGGGGGCGTGATTCGACACTCGCCCTCATCTGGGCTAAGCGGTCCTTCCCCGAGAAGGGCATTCGCCTGTTCTATTCCGATACTGGCGTTGAACTGCCGGGAATGGGCGCGCATGTAGGCGAAGTGGCGGAATGGGCGGGGGTCGAATATACGATAGTGAAACCCAAGACGGAATGGTGGGATTGGTTGCGACGCCAGGGGAAGTGGCCTGATCTGAAGTTCCGTCCCTGCCAGAAGGTTTTCGTTTTCGCGGCAGTGGCGGTAGAACGGTTGAAGTACGATCCTGCCGTGTCCCTGCTCATGGATGGTTCCCGAGCAAAGCAGGCGGTGCGAGGGTCTACCAAATCCCGCACGTCGCCACTATCCTCGAGCGCTGCCTATAAGCGATACCCGGCGCTCCATCCATGCTTCGACCTCACGGATACCGAGGCGGCAGATTTGCTGAGTCGTTCCGGTGCGCCCATCTGGGAAGGCTACGACCGCGGTTTTGTCCGTACTGCCTGCTGGTGTTGCCCTGGTCAATGCTCTTTGCAGGCGTATGCGCTCCAGCAGAATTATCCCGGCTTGGCCGATGATATCCGTCGATGGGAACGGCGGATCGGACCACTCGGCTCCCATGCTCAAGGGTTTGACCGCTTAGTAGAGGTAGGTGCGGTTAAGGCGGGTAGTTAGTAACCTGTATTCCGTTCGCTGCCAGCAGTTCTCCTGTGAACCCATGAAGATCGCAGGAGGGGGAATACTGGCAGAGGCATGCGCGCCGCGCATTGAAGAACTTAGCCAATGCCAATGCCTGGCGAGCCCCTTCCTGCATGGCGGGTCCGACATCCACCCCTGCGATGTTGACGAGATGGTCGCCACGGCGAGCGTGTAGCGGAGCCGCTGCTCGCGGGGTAGGTAGACCACCGAGTAGTTCTGGGCAGATGGGTATCAAGTGCGCAGTACGCGCCAACTGTCTCGCCCAGGCAGGGATAGGTTTGGCGCGACCATGGTAACGGCAAGGTACGGCAAGGAAGCAGAGGGAGATCAGGACGGTAGGGCCTTCTGCTTCGAATAAACAGGCTTCCATACGACCCTCCCATAGTAAGAAGTCTCTTATTCTATTCCCGCCGGGGGAGCCGCGTCAAGTACCGAGCCCGGACGTTCCTAGCCTAACCTGACGGCGTATGCGTCGCGGGCATGCCGTGCCCGTTGCGGATGCGCCTTTTGCGTTTCCAAAGCCTGCGTATATGACGGTAACAGCCCCGAGATGAGCTCGGGGTGCGAGATCGGGCTTCCCTCAAACCGCCGCAGCTCGAATGCTGTGTGAGCGTCCTATCCCGAGGCTTGACAAAACACGGGGTAAGCTCTTGAGCTTCGCCGATCTCTGCAGGCGGACCCTCCCTCTTCACTCCCTCCCAGAGCGGAAGGGAAGGTATCCGTCATGATTGCGCGCACATGCCGATACTACAATTGTGGTAGACTACTACAGCGTAGGGAACCATGCTCCCCCTGTTGTCAGTCATTGGCTGCGGCATACTACAAGTGTGGTTCCCTACTACAACTGTAGTAGGGAATGGGACCAAACCAATGGATAGGCCCTCCAAGTTGACGCCTGAGCAGGGCGCAAGGAACTGATGACGTGTGGATACTGAGATTACGGCAGGAGAACGGGAGGTCGGGAATTGTCACCCGCCCCTCCATTCGCGTTTCAAGGCCGGCAATCAGGCGTCCAAAGGCGTGCGCAACGGCAAGGGGAAATCTGGCGTCATAGCCGAGCTCCAGAAGCTCATGCGCAACGTCATACCCGGCGACAAGCAGGGGCGCAAGGGCCGTGAGATATTCGCCGCTTCCCTGTTCCTGAATGCCACTAAAGGCAACGGCACGGCGATCAAGCAGATGCTCGATAGGCTGGAGGGGCCGATCCCAACCGTGCTGACCGGCGACAAGGATAACCCCATTGTTGTTGACGACGCGCGAACCGCGCTCCTTGGCCGAATCGCTGGCATTGCTGAGCGAATCGGAGAGGGAGAAGGCGATCAAGGGCCTGACGCAGCAGGAAGCTCGCACTCTGCTCTATGATTGGGACTTCTGGGCGCGTCCTGCTCAGAAGTCGCCGCCGGGCGAGTGGCATTGTTGGCTAATCCTGGCCGGCAGGGGGTGGGGGAAGAACCGGACAGGCGCGGAGTGGATTATTGCCAGCGCGAAAAGCGGCCTCTACTCAAACATGGCCTTGATCGCGGAGACAGCCGCCGACGCCCGCGATGTTATGGTAGAGGGCGAGAGCGGCATCCTCTCAATCAGCCCGCCATGGTTCCGGCCTGACTATGAGCCGTCAAAGCGGCGGCTGACGTGGCCGAACGGCGTGCAGGCGCACACCTACTCCGGCGACGATCCCGATCAGCTCAGAGGACCGCAACACGACCGGGCATGGGCAGACGAGTGCGCGAAGTGGCAATATGCCCAGGATGCTTGGGATATGATGGAGTTCGGTCTGCGCGTGGGGCCGGACCCGCGCGTGGTGGCGACCACGACGCCGCGTCCGATCCCGCTGATTCGGAAGTTGCTTGTCGATCCAAAGACGGTCGTGAGCCGTGGATCGACCTACGAGAACGCCGCTAACCTCGCGCCGGCGTTCCTGCACCGAGTCCAGACCCAATATGAGGGCACACGTCTCGCACGGCAGGAACTTCACGCCGAGGTCCTGGAGGATGTAGAGGGGGCGCTGTGGACGCGGGAGATCATCGAGCGCAACCGGGTCCGGGAAGCGCCCCCGCTCGTGCGGGTCGTAGTAGCCATTGACCCCGCCGTAACTGCCGGCGAGCACGCCGACCAAACCGGTATTGTCTGCGCCGGGATAGGGCAGGACGGTCATGGCTACGTGCTTGATGCCGTAGGCGTGCGGCTGTCTCCAGATGGTTGGGCACGCAAGGCAATAGGCTACTATGAGACACGTGGAGCAGACAGGCTCGTCGCTGAAGTCAATAATGGCGGCGATCTCGTACAGATGGTGATACGAACTGTTGACCCTTCCGTGAGTTATCAGGCGGTCCATGCCTCTCGGGGAAAGATGACACGTGCCGAGCCGGTCGCGGCGCTGGACGAGCAGGGCAGAATCCACCACGTAGGGATGTTCGCCGAGCTTGAAGATCAGATGTGTACCTACGTGCCGGGAACCGCACAGTCGCCGGACATCATGGATGCCAGGGTCTGGGGGATAACTGAACTGATGCTTAAGAAGAAGCAATCCTATATGGGCGGTTCAGCTACAGCCAGTAGGGAAGCATACTGAATGACAGTCGTTGTAGGGCTGATAGACCAGGGCACGACCTGGCTAAAGCCCGAAGATAGGTTGCGCGCAGCTCTCGTAGCCGCAAAATACTTCTCCGGCGGCGTCTCGCCACCCTTCGTCATCGAGTCGATAGAACATGAGGACGCCCGATAATGTGGCCGTTTAAGGCGAAAGCTACTACAACACCAACCGCGCCCGTTCGCTATGAGGCACGGAGCCGACCCGCCTACTGGCGGCCTTACCAACTAGCGGAAAGCTACCTGCCAGCACCTGACGATATGACCGTGCTAAAGGCACTTCGTCAGGCTATCCCGATCCTCGATGTCGCGATTGACCGGCTCGTGCGGCTGACTGGCAAGGTCATCGTCACCTGGGAATCACCACGAGTGCAGGCAGCTTGGGATGAGTGGCAGAGCATGGTAAGCGTGCCTCCACTTCTGCGGGGCTTCAATACCTCCTTGAATGGCTTGCAGTCACGCGCGTTAATGTTCGGAACCGGGGTGCGGGAGATCGAGTTCGACGCGCTCGGTCGGCAAGTAAAGGCGTTCCGCTTCATCGCGCCGGATACCGTTCGATTCCGGCAGGACCCCGAAGACGCGTTCGGTGTGGTCGTCGCGCAAACCCAGTCAGGTCAAATCACTCCGGTTGTACTGGAGCGCCAGTTCATCGATATAGCAGCCCACGACCCGCGAGATGATTCGCCGTATGGACGCTCCATCTTCGCCGACTGCCCGTTCGTCGGCGAACTCCTCCTAGAAATGGTTCACGCGACCAAGCAGAACTGGATCAGGGTCGGCACGCCCGCATTCGGCGTTCTCGTCGGCATTCCGCAGAATATCGACGCTGCCGTCGATCTGGGGACCCTGATGCAGTCCTTGCTGGATCAGATCAAGAGCGATTGGACGACGGCAATGACGGCGAGACAGACGGCGGGAAAGATAACCGACTTCTTCGCGGCTGGCGATGTCAAGATCGTCACTATCGGCGCGGACGGTCAGATGCTCGACTTCCAGATTCCGTGGCGGGCAATTCTCGAACAAGTCATCGGAGCTACGCACCTGCCACCGTGGATGCTTGGTATGCATTGGAGCACGACGGAACGACTCTCGACAGAACAGGCGCAATCCCTCGAAGGCGTGATCCTGGACTACCAGGCCGATGTGACACCGAACGTCCTCTGGGCCGCCGATTGGTGGGCGCGCGCAAACGGGTTTGCCGATGATGAACGGGAGGTCGGCTGGCCGGCAGCATCGCTGCGGGATCGGGTAGAAGAGGCCCGCGCTGGCTTGATGGAAGCTCAGGCAGAGCAGACGCGGCAGAAGGTGGGCCGGCAGTTGTGGGCTGACGGGGTTGTCGATCAACAGGGTTATGCGGGCCAGGTTTTGGGTGAGGAGAATACGCCAGTTGCCATGCCACTCGCCCAACCTGCCCCGCCCGTGGATAGCAACCCATCGATAGGCGGGTTCAGCAGTCAACTTGCGTTGGCTGCGAAGAATGCCACCCCACTACGGTGCTCGTGTGGGCATGAGGAGAAGACGGCCGCAGATGCCCCGACCTCTATCGGGCAGAATGAGGAGCACCGTAACCCCAGCGTGAGGGAAGCGATCCAACTCTACCATGGGGATATGCGGCAGGCGGCGCACGCCCTTAGGCTGAAGCTCTGGCAGATACTCAAACTGCCGGAACTCGGGGGCGCTACCGCTTCTGTCGAGTCCCCCGTAGTCACAAAAGACGCCGTGCCCGAAGAGGTGATCTTTGAACAGACGCAGGAGGCGGCATTCGACCGGGCCGTCGAAGTCTTCCTCACGCGCATGGCGGGCAGGGACCGCTCCCGAATGGGGTTCGTCGCCGTCGAACCCGGCAACGGCATTGTGCAGCAGTGGAACCGCTACGCTTACGCCGTCGGGGTGAACGGCGCGGCTGAACAGATCGGTTCGCCTGCGGCGGAAACCTCACTGGCGGCAGACTCAGCCGCGGTGCAGGCCATGCTCGCCAACTCGTTTGGCCGGCTCTCCGAGAACGGCAGGTTACGGCTCGAAGACAACCTCGGCGAACTCAAGGGCATGGTCGAGGAGGCGGTGCAGCTCGGCACGAACCCGCTCGACCTGGCCCGCGAGATGAGCGGGCGCTTCGACGCTTACGAGGGTTGGGAGTTTGAGCGGCTTGCCCGCACGGAAGTGGCTTTTGCGGATGTGCAGGGCGAGATGGACGAATATCGAGCACAGGGGGTAGACGCCAGTGGTGTGGAAGACGATCCACCGCCCTGGCACCCCTAACTGCCTCTGTGACCTATCCATCGAGCAGCAGGAAGACGGCTCGTGGAAAGCCGTATACATGATAGCGGCGACGGCATGCGACCTGTGCCAGACGTACGCGGCGGCGGGAGGATAGTCAGGATCGCAAGGCCCGTTTACTAAGCGGGGTCAGCCCGCCACAACTCAAGAGAGCCCTTCCCAGAAGACCGGGAAGGGCTCTCGCAGTTCAACCGGAATCAAGAGCATGCTCCTCATGAAACACAGTAGGCAACTAACTTGCTCCAATCCGAAGTGCCCCGTTGTGGAGATTCCCGGCGGGGTTTTTCGTTGTCCCAAGTGCGGGGCGAAGGGAACGCCCGCAGGGAGGCTCCAAAAGCGATGAACAAGACGTTTGACCCCACCAAGCCAATCACGAAGGTACTCGAAGTCCACACGAAGGCGGTCGAGCCGACAGATGCCCAGTTGGAGCGAATCAAGCCCTTCCTACTGCGTGACTTCGCTGCGCGCGAGCTCTACGTACGCGAGATGGAACTTGCCAACGATCAGCACGATCGCAGCGGGGAACGGTTCGACATGGGGTATCTGCGCCGATTTGCACAAACGGCGGTTGGCAAGTCTGTCATGACCGGTCATGAGTATGGCAGCGCGCCGATAGGGCGGTTCTTCGATTCCCGCGTCGGTAAGGGGGCAAACGAGTGGAACTGGCTAGTAACGGAGTTCTACATGCCGCGCTCGCCAGGGAATGAACTCGCACGCGATAATATTGACTCCGGGGTATGGTCTCACGTCTCTATTGGCGCAAGCGTGGACTACGCTGGGTTGATCTGCGACATCTGCGGTCGTGCCTACTATCCGGGATTCAGTGATGAAGATGATGGCCTATGCCCGCATATCCTTCACGAATCCTACGACGGTCAGAAGTGTACCGCTACATGGACCATGAAACGCAGCGATCCGCAGCGGGTCGAGATGGTAGAGGGATCAGTTGTCTACCTCGGTTGCCAGTACGCCGCAGCGATAGCTAAGACTGTTGAACAAGCAGAGGAGATGAGAGACGCCAAACGCGCCGGACTCGGCCTGCCCAGTTTCCAGGCGACACCATTTAACCCCGGACCTGTGCTCATCAAGCCCTATCCGAGTGAGCATGCCTGCAGGCTCCGTGATCCTGCGGATTTTCAAAGCAACTCGTTTCGCCGGGTCAGCCGCGATCATCAGGGTAAACGCTACGACGTGATCATGGGGCGACTTACTGGCGAGACTACGATGAGCGAACAGGCTTACCGCTATCCCAAGGACGTTTGGGAGGTTGCCGATGCACGCACGCATTGTCGATCACATCACGGCATCAGTTTTGAGCCGGCAAGTAGTGAGGAAAGCGCGTGCCCGACTTGTGACGCCGGTTTTAGGCCGGTAGACGAAACGCCGCATTCGAACGCGGCACAATCTAGCGCCGCTTCTGCGGCAAGGAGGCAAAAAGTGGAGATCATGGAACAGCTCAAGAGGTTGTTCGGAGTCGAGTCTGAGGAGGCAGTAATCGAAGCTGTCAAGGCCCTACAGACTCGTATTGAGATGCTCGAACCACAGGCCGCCGATGGCGTGAGGCTCAAAGGCGAACTGGTCGAAGAGATTAGACGGCTTGCCAAATGCACCGGCGACGAGATCGTGCCGATGCTCGTTGATAAGATCACCGAGATTGATGAACTCAACGAACTGCGCCGCAAGCTGGAAAAGACCTGGGGCGAGATGCGCGGTATTGTCGTTCAGGCCGACGGCAATCCCGAGACGGAGACTGTCAATCAGGAACCCCGGCATCGGGACCAGCATAGCGTGATCTAAGGAGGTCATCTCATGGCACAAGGAATCGCTGGGGAATGCGGCCAACTGCTGACGATCCCCATGTACGTTGACACGGCCTGGACTACATGCATCGTCGGCGACTACTGCATGCTTGATACCAACCACAATACGACGGTTTGTGACAACGGCGATGACGCCGTGCCGTTCGGCAGGATAATCGCCCTGTCACCAGGTACAAATGCGACGACTATCGCACTGGGCGATGTTGTGGCGACGGTAGAGGTCTATCACTTCAGAGGCGTCCGCGCAATGACCCAAGCGGGCGCTATTGCAGTCGGTGCAGGCGCGATGTCGAAAGACAACGCCGTCAATACCGTGGAAAGCGACACCTGGGCGGGATGTCATCCTAAGTGCATCCATCAGGAGACGAGTGCCACGGGTTATTTCTTGGTTTAAGGAGGCCACACATGGCAAGAGGCATTGCGGGAGAGGTCGGTGATCTGCTGGTCCTCACCATGAAAGTTGATGAAGCATGGACGGATTGCACCATCGGTGATCTCTGCGCCCATGACACAACGGCGGCTCATGACCTCGTTGTCTGTGATACAGTCAACGATACTCCACCGTTCGGCAGGATTGTGGCATTGTCGCCGGGCGCGAACGCGACGACTATCGCGGCAGGCCTGATCTATGCAACGGTGGAGATATTCTACTATCACGCGCTTCGAGGATTGCCTACTACCGGCACAATCGCGGTAGGGGCCAGCGGTAAGATCGACGGTGGTTCAGCCGTCGATCTCGAAACTGATACCATCGGGGCGGCTAAACCGCTGTGCGTCGTGGGTTGTACCGGCGCATCAACGGCCTATTTCCTGATCTGAGGAGGTCATCATGCCAAGAACAACCGTAGGGGAAGTAGGCGACTTGTTGAGAATCCCCATGTATATAGCCGCTGCGTGGACGACGTGTGCGGTTAATGATCTGTGCTCGCTGGATACAACGGCGAACATGACGGTCAAGGATTCCGTTAACCATGAACAGCAGTTCGGTAAGATCGTCGAACTGCCGGATGTGGGCGCCACCAAACTAGCAACGCTGATCGCCGCTGGGGACGTAGTAGCAACCGTAGAAGTTCATTTACGGTTCAAGGCTATCCGCGCGTTCGAGGTCACAGGTTCAGTTCCGGTCGGCGATAGCATACAGACAGCGGGGGCTGGCTACAATACATTCGAGACTGTAACCTACGCCTTCGGCTATCCAATGGTCATCTACAATCCCGGCGCGGCGGGTATCTGTTACGCGCTCGTATAGCGCACTGACTCACAATCCAAATCCATCTAGAGACGCCTTCGGTTATCAAAGCCGGGGGCGTTTCGCATTCAGGAGACATCACATGGCGCAAGATATTCTCGGTCACCTAATCAAGGGCCTCGACAGAGGCTTCTACAAGGAGGCGCGCGGCCAGGTCGATGGTCCCCGCGCTTCGTACGGCTATCTTTCCGATCTACTCCAGGCGCGGGGGATCGGTCCTAGCGCGGCTGAATTGGCGCACCGGATGACGCGGCTACTCCGGGCGATGGGCATACGGCCTGAAACGGAAGCCCACGTGCCCCAGGCTTGGTACGCGGCGCTGGAGGATTACGCGCTGGACTCCTACGGGCTTGACAAGGCTCTAACCGCCGAAGGCATCCGCGTGAAGGGCGCTTCAACTGACAAGCTGGAGAAGTTCTTCGCAACCACGACTTCGACAATCCTGTTCCCGACCTACGTTGAATCGCAGGTAGTGCTCGGCATCCTGGCAACTTCTCTCCTACCCTCGCTGGTCGCGACAGAGACAAACATCGACGCACACGTCTATGAGGCATTGGCCTTTACGGATACTGTCGCCGATCAGCAGATGACGGAGACAGGTGAGGGTGCTGGTCTGGCGACCACCAAGATCACGACTGCGGACCGTTCGATCCGGCTGAAGAAGTTCGGACGTATGCTTGAGGTGACGTATGAAGCACTTCGGCTTCAGCGGATGAACGTTGTCAACGTGATGCTGAGGCGACTAGGTACGCGCATCGCGCTCGATGAGACCGACTCGGCACTGGACGCGCTGCTCGCCGGCGACGGTAATACGGGTTCCGCGATCACGAACTCAAACGACATCGATGCAGCAGTGGCACTCACGCTCAACTACGCCGAACTCGTCAAACTCGCGCTTGGGTTCACCGACGGCTACACGATGACGACCGCCGTTACGAGGACTGCGAACATGCAGACCATTCTCAACATGGCTGAGTTCAAGGACCCGCTGGCGGGCTTTTCATTCCAGCGCACGGGAATCCTTCCGGGGCCGATGGGTGCATCATGGCATAGGTGGGATTCGACCGGCTGTACACATCTGCACAGCTACGTCATCCTGGCGGTTGACAACCGGCTTGCGCTTGAGCAAGTTACGGAACAGGGCGTCATGACGGAGAGTGACCGGCTGATAGACAAGCAGTTTGAGCGAACAGCTATCAGCAAGTGGACCGGCTTCGCCAAGATGGACTACAACGCGACACAGGCATTGGATGTGAACGCTGAAATCTAGCTGCTCATATGAACGCAGCGAAAAGGCGTGGGGCTGGTTCTTCGGGGCCAGCCCCATCTCTTTGGAGGCAAGATCATGAGCGTAACAATACGATGTGTGAGACCACCTATCGAAGCGGCGGGCGTTCACCTCAGCAAGATTGGCGAGACGGTAACGATGACTGAACTCAGCCACTTCTGGCTGGGACAGTTAGCGCGGGGTGCGATCCAGGTCATCGAGGAAGATTTGCCAACACCTGAGCTTACAGTTGAAGAGATTCCGCCCGAAGCACCACTCGAGGTAGAAATAGTACCAGCCGAAGCAGGACCCATCCCTGCTTCTGCGCCGATCAACAGGCGCGGCAAGGGGCGGCGAAGCAAGAGAGGTAAAGTGCAATGACGAGGCTACTGAATATCATAGACCCGGTGTGTGACGACATAGCCGCGTTCATACCGGGTGAGATCACCACGTCGGTAAGCGCGATGGTGAGCAACGCTAGAAGCGTGACGATCCAGCTCTATGACGCTGCCGGACAGAAGCCGACTGAAGTTCAGATGGTCCACATCTGGCTCTCGGACAGCGCGACAGACCTGTCTGTAACGGGTACGACCCCGGCTGGTACAACTGGCCCAACAACCGGCACACTCGTAGCCGCGCTCACGACCAAGATCAATGAGCGGGTCTTGACCGATGCGACCGGGTGCATCGTGTTCCTCATCACGAATAATACCACGTCACATGGCTGGTATCTGAACGTAAAATGGGCAGGCATCGTGCGCACGTCAACTATCATCACGGTGTCCGCATAGGAGATAGGACATGACAAGACGAGTGAACGTACCCCGTGCAGGCTATGATGACCTGGCGGCAACCGTTCCCGGCGAGATCATCTTCAGTGTAGGAGCGGAGGGCGGAGACACTATCGTCGTGACGGCCCAACTCTACGACCTCGCTGGTAACAGACCCACGGAGAAGCAGTTCATAACTGCCTGGCTCTCTGACACGGCCAAGGCGGGAGTTACGGCTACTGCCCCGAGTGGCACGACTGGTCCAACTACGGGCACGCTCATCAAAGCGTGGACGGCAAAGACGCATGAGGACATCCTGACCGATGCGACCGGCCTGATAGTATTTTCCGCGGTTGAGGCCGGTGCCTTGACGCGCTATCTCAACATCGCCTGGGCAGGCGTCGTTCGGAGCTCTGCCGTTATCACCTGGGTGCCTTAGGAGGAATATGCAATGGCTAGACGAGTAAACATACCGCGCACCGGGTCTGATCTGGTCGCGGCACTCATTCCTGGCGAGATCGTCATTAGTGTAGCCGCAGAGGTTCCGCATACCACACATACGATTGACGTAACCGTTCAACTCTATGATGTTGCTGGGAACAAGCCCAGTGAAGCGCAACTCATAACGGCCTGGATTTCGGCGACCGCGCTAGCTATCGTCGGCACACCGCCAGCACAGGCCGGCGGTCCAACTACGGGCACGCTCATCAAAGCGTGGACGGCGCGTGCGCATCAGGATATTCTCACGAATGCTACTGGCCTGATGGTTTGGCAGGGTCAGCAGACAAGCGGAGCCGGCACGTTCTACCTCAACATCGCCTGGGGCGGCATCGTTCGTGCCTCGGGAGCGATCACATTCTCTGCGTAGATAGCAAGGCAGGTATAGGATGACCGAACCTCTGAGCGTCCAAGAAATACTGAATGCGGCATACGCGGCAGGCGGTTTCGCGTCGGTGCAGGAAGTGATAAACGCTGTTTACGACGGGGGCAACCTGCACAATATGCGGCGAGTGGTTGAGGGCCAGTCCATCCAATCGGCAATTGATGCGAAGTTAGGCGGCGCGG